AAAGAGAGCCGCAATAAAAGATGGACACCTGATAACAGCACCGTTGATACTGGACAACTGCGTGACGGAAGGGAGCTACGGGGCTTCGGAAGGCCCAGGCGGGGTATGCGTCGACAAGAGGATGGGGCTGAAAAAAGATATGTCATTGGCTGAGAAGTGCGTCGGAGTGATGGCTAACTACTGGGGTAGCGGCGGGAACCAAGACCTATGGGACAGCTGCACATTTGAGAAAGCAAAGGCGTTAATGTTCTCCCACATGGTACCAGAACTGAGAAGCCCTCGGTTCAACTTCATGCCGATATTCGAGAAAACCATACCTAAGTTCGAATACTTATGGGATCTCTGCGGCCTAAGGATAAGTTTTCATGAATGGAAACTCATCACATCATATCTGTCCAAAGTTAACCCACCCGGGTGGTGGAGATTGCTCACTAAGAATAGTAGCATGAACGGAGACAATGCATTCGAAGACCCGCCTATCGCAGATGATACGGCGAGGAAGGAGGTAGCTTAGCCCATGAGTAACAACTTCGACTACCTAAAGGATGCGATGAATAAAGTTTCATCCAAAGAAGAGCAAGGCGAAAAAAGTTCTACATTTTTCCAGCTCCCTGGCGAGGGATGCAAGATGTTATCACTGCAAGGCATGCAACGTGTACTGTATATTATATCTTATCTATCGAAGTCAAAGGCCGGAATGCCAGTGAAAGCGAGCAGGGCCTTGAGTGATTTGTTCGAGGCCTTTAATGATCTATGGGCTGAAGACTCTGGGTGTGCAATACAAAGGGTTAATATGCATAGTGCTGATATCGCATTGTGTATACAGGAAATCGAAGATACGGAACTTAAGTTCCATGCTTTCTTCGAGGCGATACATAACATAGGAAGGAGAACATAGCATGACAGAGAAAAAATCTTGGGGACTCACTGGCGAGGTTGATCTCGAGGTTGTGGTCAACGAGGAAGAATTTAAGGATGTGAGAGAAAGATTGTTCGCAGGCAAAAGAAAAATGGTGTTCATCCTTACACCGATAGGCTTGTTTATGTATCGTGACAACGGGTTATGGTCTACAGTAACACCGATGATACATAATATACTAGAGATCAGCGGCAAAGATTCGCAAGCTCTGCTTACTAACGAGACGTATGTGATGCACGACTTACCTATCATACCGAGGGAAACTTACAGTAAGGTGATAACATTCTTCGCAGCTGTAAACGACGAACATTCTTCGGAGTGTATGGTTCACCTGTATATTTCGAAGGATAAAAAAACATGGGCTGTTGTACCGCCTAAGCAGGAAGCAAAGGGAATGTACATAAGCCATTACGATCCTCCAGATTCATATGAGGGATACAATGTTGTTGGGACTATACATTCGCATTGCGACGCGTCTGCGTTTCAATCAGGTATCGACTCAGCGGATGAGATAAACAGGCCAGGAGTACATATTACCTTCGGCAATGTCTCATCAGAACTGCCGTCTGTCCATGCAAGAATATGCGCAGATGGAATAAGTTTCAATCTCGACCCGAAAGATATCTTCCCGTACCTAGAGCATGAGCAGACCGTAAAGACACACCCGTGGATGAGATTTGTTAAGAAGACATCGTATGCTACCAGTACGTATTACGACAGGAAACACGGCGATGGATTCGGATCTAATTTCAGCGGTACAAGAAATACATATACTGGCGGTAAGAACGGAGTTGATAGCAGACCGCCAACAACCAGAGAAACTGAGGATACCCTGGCTAAGTGGAGGGAAAAGAATTTGAAAGATAAAGCTTCGTTCGATAAAGCAATCAAGGATTCATTTAAGAGCCTGCCAGTCCTTACGGTAGACGATGAAATATTCGAAGAGGAAGACGACGCAACCGAGGAGATACTTCTCTAACGAAAAGGAGGAACGCAGATGGCAACGATACATCTTATAGGTTGCGGCGGAACTGGCTCTCTCTTAGCGAGGGTGTTACATCGCTTCATGGCTTACGACACAGACACTCCGAACCAGCTTCACTTGGTGGACGGAGACATTGTAGAGGAAGGCAACCTCGAGAGACAAGACTTCACAACAGATCATATCAGCGACGGTAAGGCTGAGTCGGTAGCGTCTATCCTACCGAAAAGCGATAAGCTGATAGTGAGACACACGGACAAATACGTAAGCGATAAAATCGCAGACGAGATGTTCGAGTCAGGCGACTGGGTGATAAGCTGCGTTGACAATCATTCAACACGCAGGGTGTTACAGGACTGGGCGTTGGAGGTAGACGACTCGGTACTAATAAGCGCAGGCAATGAGCTGGTGGATGGGAATTGCCAAACTTTCATAAGGCGTAAGGGAAAGAACATCAGGCCTCCCATATGGGAGAAGCATCCAGAGATACAGGAAGCAATCGAAGGCAACCCCGCAGACATGAGCTGCGAAGAGTTGCAAGCAATCGAAGGCGGGGAACAAATAGTATGTATGAACAACATCATGGCTTCCATTATCATGATGCATGTGTACGCTGTATCAAGAGGAGATGAGCACGCAATAGCAGAAACATTCGTGAACATCGAATCAGGAAAGATGCGTAGTACAATGCAGTAGTAAGGTAGCATATCTTGCGTTTTCGGTGTGAGGACACCCGGCCATTATACGGAGTACGGTCAGTAACAATAAGCTGGGATCTCCTGTAAACAGGAGATCGATAACTACGAAGATATGTAACATCTCTTTGCAAACTCAAGGCAAGCGAAAGCTTGCGACACAGGAAGGTATGGAGACAGGTGCGTAGCTATAGGTCGGGGACAGGGGGAACGTCCTTCTTCAGGCCTCTACGGACATGAGGCCTCCGCTTCGCCCTGAAGAAGACTTACCCCCCTGTCCGTATGACCTCGAAAGAGATGACTTGTTCTTAGAATTTCGTTCTTGCAATCCAATAGAGCGGTAAGGCGCTCGATGTATATTCTCGCCCAAAGTAACGTTGACGTATCATTTGCTACGAATAGGTGGTTCACGAGTGAAACAGAGGGAATATACACAGGAGATTATGGAGTCGGCTCAGTAGCCATAGGTCGGAGCTGCAGCACCCACGGATAAACGGACTCGAGATGGACGCTGCGCTACCATCTCGATCCTCATACCCTTCGGGTGCTGCAGCTTCAAGACCTCGAAGAACGAATCCAAAACATTAAAGAAGATGACACGGGTATGTTGTACAGTAATACCACAGTAGGTTTATCAAGATACATTCTAACTCTTTGGAGTGTACGCCTGTTGTATCGTGACAACAATCCCAAGTCGAAAGGAGATGCCATGAGCATCCAGTTCCAACTCGGTGGACAGCGTATTACCAGAGGAAGCATCTACGTCGGAGCAACCCTGCGTGATGCAATCAGCAGTCTTCGTGATGAGGTAGCCTTGGACGGCCTCGCATCGAACCCCGGTATCAAGGTCAACGGTGTTCCTACAACCGCCCTCGATTACTGCATCACAGACGGAGATCGGATTGCTTTTATCGGTGCATCAGTTCCGACTCCAGCTCCAGCATCATCGTTCGAAGAAGCTGAAGATTATGACGACGAAGAGTACGACGATGGCGAAGAAGCGGTAGCCGGAGGAAGTACATTCATCTACGGAGTCAACGAGGATGTCAGTGCAGACCTCAACGGTCGTACGATCAGGGACGCGTATCAGGCCATGGCTATGCGACTCGGTATGCCGAGAACGATGCCGCGTGAAGTGACCCTCGATGGTCGCCGTGCAACGCTCGAAAGCGTTATCCCCGAGAACGCAGTCGTCGAGTGGAGACAGCCAGCGGGCAGCAAGGGCTAACAACAATGAAGGGAGAACGCTATGACACTCCCTTCAGAGGATGAAATCCTCAAGCGTCGGGAAAGAGCCTTGGATAAGTTTAACAACTTATCCTTGGCTCGCCAAGCAGCAGTGAGAGAACTCGTACGCTCAATAGAGCGCAAGACATCAAAAGATGGAGTACGAGCAGCCTGTAAGGAAATATCTGTAATACTGGGTATCAATTCGCCATGCGAAATTGCAGAAAACAAACTCGAGACACCTTTCGGACTACGTAATTTGGCAAGGTTAATTTACAACACAATCTCATAGCACAGACAATCCTACAGACCAAGGTGGTGAGACATTCTTCACTGCTACTGTCATCGGGGCGGTCGAAGCAGCGCAGACATGCGCACGCTTCGACCGCCCATTTTTTTATGCCCGCGCCCGCGCACGCGTATCCGCACCAGCACGTACCACCCTGAGAAACCAGGTAATATTCCGCGATAAAATTTTCATAAAAATATTTTATTTTACGGTTGACTTTCGGTTGCTGTGCTGTATACTTAGCAATGCTTCACGCCTCTGGAAGGCAACTGAATTCTTGCATGCCTAAGACGAAGCTAAACACTTATAAGGAAACGGTTTATGTTCAAACTTAAGCTGAATAAAATTGTCCCTAAAGCTGAGGAAACTAAGTTCAAGGCCGACATTGAAAATATCATATGCAGACACTGCGCCAACTTCGGGATCGCGTTGGATTGCATGTGTAATATATGTGAGAAACGATACAAATGCGAGCTCGAACCTGTGGAAGGTTGCGATGAATTCAAAAAACATGGACCGTGCGATGAATGTACAGACGGTGCAGAGCAGGCTGAGCTGGTATATAAGGCGCTTACAGATGACAAAAGCTAAGGTATACAGAGTTGATCCGTGCTTTAGTTCGAGCAGATTTGCTGTGCGGATCCATCCAAAAGACAAGAACTTGGTAAAAACAATCAGCGGGTACAAATGGGAAAACGATTCGAAGATGTGGTCCCTGCCGATGCGTGCGGATGTAATCGACATGGTCTTGGAGCGATTCGAATTTACTGACCCTGACTGGGAGTGGCGATTGAGATCGCTATACAGCCAGTACCAGAACTCAATTGAATACACAAACAAAACAATCAAACAGATCATGGAGGCTAAGGAGATCTCATGCCATACATCCATAGAGCTGAAACCATATGACCATCAGAAGCGTGACATTGCAGTAGGTATCAAGGTTCCATACTTCGCCAACCTAAGTGACCCCGGCACTGGCAAGACGTACACAATGATAGCTATACTGAACGAGCTGATTGCACGCGGAGAGATAGAAGGTGTGTTGATACTATGCCCCAAATCTATCATCAAAACGGTATGGTACAACGAACTCCAGTCGCTAACACCACATCTGAAAGTTGTGATGATACGCGGCTCGAAGCCTCAGAAATTAAAAGCTATTGCAGAAGAAGCGGATGTACATATTATTAACTATGAGTCAGCTACAATCTATGAGGATGAGTTGATAAAAAAAGGTTTCGACTATGTAGTAGGTGATGAGAGCGTGAAGATAAAGAACAACAAAGCTAAGATGTCAATCGCTGCACAAAACATTGGATACTGCGCTAAGCGTAGGGCTATCATGTCTGGAGTGCCAACACCAAACGACATGCTGGACATCTGGTCGCAGTTCTACTTCCTCGATAACGGACGCAGGTTCGGCGACAACTTCTATCAATTCAGGGAGAGGTACTATCGTAGGTACGGCCCATTCAGATGGATCACGCAGCCAGGCGCTAAGGAAGAGATCAGAGATCTGATGTGGGGATGCTCGATAAGGCATAGGAAGAGAGAGTGCCTCGACCTACCACCAGAGCAGCACATATATCATTACGTAGAGTTGACACCTGCGCAGAAGAAGCGTCAACAGCAAATCGCAGCTGGGTATCTGGACGTGTGCGGAGATCAGATAGAAATAGACAACACACTTGTTGCATTCCAGAAGATGTCTCAAGTCGCAGCTGGGTTCATGTACGGATCGAATGATAGTATAGAAGAGTTGAAGCCGAACCCGAAGATAGAAGCGTGCTTGGACCTCGTTGATTCCATAGTGCAAGAGGGTCGCAAGGTTGTTATATGGGCTAAGTACAGGGCTGAGATACGTAAACTCATGTCAATATTCAAGGACTCAGCCGTTGCATTGTATGGAGAAGGATCGAGCAAGCAGAAGGAAGCAGACATCGAACGATTCTTGCACGACGACTCAGTACCGATATGTGTGTGTCACCCGCAGTCCGTGAAGTATGGTCACACATGGGTGGTCGCCAACTACTGTATATGGCTGTCATTAGACTGGTCGTACGAGGCAGTGAGCCAATCGAATGCACGTATCAATCGTGCGGGACAGACAAGGGACATGACGTACTACTACATCATAGGAGAGGGTTCAATCGATGAAGACGTACTCGAGGCTATCAACCGCAAGGAAACTCTAAACCGATTCGCTCTGAAGGATAACGCAGACGCAGCTAAGAAAATATTAAAAAGATTGGCAGGTGCATAATGGTAAACACTGTGAAAAGCATTGGGCTTGACGTGTTCTTGGATCATGTGATAGAAGCAGACGAAAAAGGTATCGGGATGTATTCGGATACCTTCGTCAGTTTCTTAAGCAGGTCTGAGAAATACAAGGATGTGTTCGTCACAATCAACACAGTACGTAACAATATTCACGCTTGGAAACGAACGTGTAAGAACCATCCTCGCATAGGAATCCTTACGGACGGAGAGAATAGAAAGAAGTGGCAGCATAGCAAGGAACCTAAAGCTGAGGTTGTAATAAAAGCTGGCCTTGTGATGGAGATAATCGAGGAGGAATACCTTGTGGGGCCTGTTGTTCTTATCGGTACGTCGAAAGACATTAAGATAATGACGGGAAGGATAAAGCTTGAATCACTCCAGTAAACAGGACACATATATAGTGATCGACGAAGATGGCTCAGTAAAGAAAGTATCCAGAAACTACATACCATCCTCTAAGTTAAAATTCAATCGCAGCAAAGTATTCGGAAGAAATATACATACACTGCAACGCACCAAAGGGAAACGTGATGCGGTGTATGTCCCGCTGCGAGTTGTGCGTGTAGCTACAGAGGTGCTTCGTGTGATAGAGGATAGAAAACTGTCACCGCATGGGTATATAGTATCAGATATAGGGGCACGTCAATTCGTCGCTGACTTAATCGAAAAGATATTCAGGGCATTCGACGATGGGATAATGCTCGAGTCAGTAGAATCCTTTTTAGAATGGCATGGGTACGATACAGAGGGGGAGTGCGATGAAGATAGCATATAGCGGGACGCACGGTACTGGGAAAACGTTCAGAGTGAAAAAGAAATTCACGGAGTTAAAGAGTGAGAACCCAGGGAAACGTATCATAATGATAAGAGAAGGCGCAAGGGTATGTCCATTCCCGATCAACAAGGATGCTTCGATAGAGACATACCTATGGCTACTGCAATACCAACTCGCAAGAGAGCTGAAGTATGCTCAGGCACGTAACACAATCACATTATGCGACCGCACTATCATGGACGCAGTGGCGTACGCATCGGACAACGATGAGTTCGATAGGCTAGGGATGGGTATGTTTAATATGTTAGCAGAATACATGTTAACATACGACAAGATCTATTTTCTAACTACCGCTAACAACCAACACCATGTAGCTGATGGAACACGAGACATGGATCCAGAATACAGGATGCGTGTCGAAGTACGTATGACAAAATTTTATGAAGAGTTACACAAAAATGGATTCATTAAACAGATCATCTACCTATAGGAGGTCAGCTATGCCGTCGAAAGTAAACTGGGATGGAATCCTAAAAAAAGAAAAGCCAACGATTGACGAGTTCTTACTGGACTTGCAGGTGCTTCTGGTGACATACAATGCGAAGTTGATTATGTTCAAGGGAGCCAAAGAAGCTTCGATGTTTGCAGTTAGTATTTGCGGCAAGGAGTACACTGTAAACGCAGAGCAGTTGAAAGGATAGTACAATGCATTGGAAACCAGACAACGACTACCATTACTCGATGCTTGACTCTTACCTGCGATGCCCCATGCAGTTCAAGAAACAATACATAGACAAGGTTCCGCGTCGGTTCAAGTCTATCGCAATGTCAAGAGGTACTACAGTACACGAGGTTGCGAGAGTATTGCACGAAGAGAAAGCATGGAATCATTCCTTGGATGTACTGAAAGTCCAATGGGATCTGCATATGATAGAGACAGACGATGAGAAATATTCCAGCTCTGACTTAGCGAAGTACGACAAGGTGCAGATAGAGACAGAGCACATGGTAAGGAACTACGCTATAAGAGAGAAGAAGGCAGACGTTCCTTTCTGCGAGGTGAAGTTCAGGGTTAAGATAGGAAAGTATTGGTTCCAAGGAACAATCGATCAGGTACGATATATCGATAAACAATTCGTGCTGATCGACCTGAAGACAAACGCAGCTGCGCCTGACCCATTCTATCTACAGCATCTCGCATTGCAATTTAGAATATATCTGTACGCCATGCTGCACGGCACCTTACTATGTAACGGTACAGAGATACATCTCGAGATGGACGATAAGAAGCTGCTCGCATACTGGTATCACCTTAGATACCTAATCCCGTATCAGAAAAAAACAAAGGCAAAGGGTGTACAATATCTCAAGGGAGATTTACGAGGCGATCCAATGCTGCCGATAGAACAATCGGGAGCCCAGCTCGACAGGTTGGTCGATGAGGTGAAAAATATTATATGGCCTATGCGAATGGGATGCTTCTATAAGAGGCCGCAATCTACTGGGTCATGCGTAGGATTCTGCGGATATATTAAGGCCTGCGCTGGAGAAGAAGATTACTACGGTGGCGAGGTTGGATCGGAAGAGATACTGTTACCATGAGCGAAGACAACACACTACCGATAGCAATAGTGACACACGTCAACATACTGGTGGCTTGTATATGCTGCCACTGCAAAGAAAGGACATATCTTCAGTGCAAAATAGAACACAAAGAATTAACGGCGGGGAAGGAGGTTGCTTTTTACGCTTCATGTGGAACATGTGAAGGAGACTTATTCTGCGTGATTGAGTTTGCCCAGGAGATTGAGATGGGGAGCAAGATAGTAGTAAGCGCAGCTGGTGACGAGGAAGTCGACAGCGAAGTTCTGATTCTTACTTAGACAAGGAGACAAAGATGGCGAAGAAAAAAGATGATGCAGCACCAGAGGAAGTCATGCCAGCAGTGCAAGATGGAGACACTGCAGTAGGAGGGGTCGCGCCGAAATCAGGCAATGTATTCGGAGACGGAACAGCTGATCGGCTTATCGGTACAGAGATCAGCCGATACAAAATCGAATACTGCGCGACGGCGAAGACAAAGGATTTAACAGCAGGACACTTCTCACTGCTTGGGGATCCAGACGGATTTCAGCAAGAAGGATTCAGGTGCTCTATCATAGACCTGAGATTCGGTAGTGTAATGTTCGAAGAACCTTTTGATCCAGACAACCCCCCAGATATGCCACTGTGTAAGTCGTCTGATGGGTTCATGTGCGACGCACCGACAGACGGTTGGAACCCAACACACATGGGGCAGGTATGCAGGAAGCGTGTCAATGGGCGCATCGTAGCCGTATGTCAAGACGCTGAATGGCCGAAGGCAGGTGGCGCGCCGAGATGCGCAGAGACACATCAAGGATTGTTCTGGGATTGGAAGATGCAGGAACCGTTTATCTTCACATTCAAACGCACAAGTATCAAGGCGTTGAAGAACCTGAAGAAAACAATCGAACGCAACAGAGCATGGCAACATAACGACCTGAGTTATTCGTTGTGCATGAGATTCACAATGAAGGCAGCGGCGGTAGCCAGGTACTATATGCCAACGTTCTCTGACTTCGAGCAACTCTCTGAAGACGAGTCGATTGAAATGATGCAGGAATTGCTGCTGCTCAAGGAGAAATTCGCAGCGATGGATGTATCTGAGGGAGTCGTAAGAGAAAACTAAAACGGTTCAACACTAGGAGCACGGAGACGTACAACGGCACTGCCCTCCAAAACACTTCCAGAGGCAGGTTGCCTACAGACTCCGTGCTCCTTTTTCTCTCAAAAAGACAGGGTGTGGAACAGATGAAAATAAAACAAGACATTGAATTATATATGTCCCTTTTCCGTGGGAGGGCTGATGTATATCCGTATTACTGGGAAGGTAAGAATAAAAGAAAAGGATACTCGCCAAGATGTAGAAATAGAGGGGTCAAGAAAATATGCACTCCTCCGTGTAAGACATGTTCGTACGCTGAGTACGAACCAATAACGATGAGTACGATACAGAAGCATCTTGACGGAGCTCAACATATAGGTGTGTACCCTCTACTGGAAGATGGGTCATGTTACTTCACAGCGATAGATTTCGACGACCACGACGCAAAGTCTGAGAACATATACGCAGAAGCAGAGAAGCTTGCAAAGGTACTACAGAATGAAGGTATGACGAATTACATAGAGTGCAGTAAGTCAGGCAGCGGGTATCATATCTGGATGTTCTTTGAGGAAGCCACCCCAGCGTGGAAGCCACGTAATATAATACGGTATCTGCTTGCGAAATTCGGTCTTGGAGATAAGACAACATCAGGGTTTGACAGGATATTCCCAACGCAACAGAAAGCGAAGTCGCTAGGAAATCTTATCGCATTACCTCTCAATAAGAAGTACATGGGCCAGCCAAAAGAAGGCACATCATTCGTCGACGAGGAAGGCATTCCATTGGTAGAGGCAGCGCAGTGGGATCTCTTGATAGAGATGGACTCAGAGCGCATAACCACTGAGAAGCTTGACGAATTGATAGCGAAGTACAACATAAAAGAATTCGCAGGACACGTCGCACCGCCCGGCACCATCATTCCTGGATACCAAGAGACGCGATCCACTAAGCTGTACCAAGGTGTGGAGAAACTGGAAGAAAGATGCGACTTCATTAAGTATTGTTGGGAGAATAGAACAAATTTAAGCGAACCCCTTTGGAAAGACATGATAAGCAACATGTGTCGCTTCGAGGGCGGCAGGGAGATGATACATAGGTTCTCTCAGGAGTACAAAGACTACGACTTCACAGCAACAGAGGAAAAGATAGATCATTTATTCGAAAGCAGCGGCCCAATACACTGCGAGACAATAAAAGATGACGGATTCGAATGCGAGAAGGATTGCACGTGCAAGTACCCAGCTGGTGTAGCATTTATACAGGACAGGAAGGACGTGGAGAGTATCATCGACGCGTTTCCTGTACCAAAGGATGTAACCAGTGTGAACTTAAAGAAGCTCACCGAGGTACTTACTGAAGTGTCGAAGATGCCTCCAATCACACAGGATATGTACCTTACCAAGGTGTTCGAGAAGCTGGAAGGTACAGGTATAACGAAGAAAGCGTTAAGGGAGCAGGTTAAGACGTGTGTAAGGGAGGAGAAGAACGAGACTCGGCGCGGAAAGATGGTGAAGGCAGGGCACAACTATATAGTACCGCTCGAGGGTAGAGACGAGATAGTATCATCGTTCATTGTTGACTGCAAAGAGATAGTCGAGATGGAAGACTCTGAAGAAATCCTTATATGTGATTTATTGACAGACAAACCAGCAAAAATCGCTAACGTTACATTTCAAAGAGATGCGTGGAACAATGTATCGAATTTCAAGAAGAGCTTGACCTCTGTGGACCTGCAATGGATGGGTAATGACAACAATGTCACATATTTACTGCATCTTATCAACACGCAAGAGACAGCGCCAGTAAGAGGTAGAGGAACAGCGGTATATGGGTTCCATGACAACGTATTCATCGGGCCGACTGTCTCTATAGGTAGGGAGGGCGTAGTAGAGAGCCCAGGCATACGATTCGTAGACAAATGGAAATTTGACTTCGCAAGAAGGTTAATGATAGAGCCAAACGATGATAAGATAAGAGATGTACTGAAAATAGTACAAGAAAACATATTGAACGTGAACACGTTGGATACAGTGCTTCCGATCTTATCTTGGTTCTTCGCCGCTCCGTTTAGAACGACTATAATGGAGAAAACACAGGAAGGATTCCCTTTTCTATGCGTATGGGGCACACAAGGCAGTGGCAAGACGAGCATAATAAGCAACGTGTTCTGGCCGATGCTTGGTATCAAGGAAAGGATGCCATATACCTGCACAGGCACCAAATTCACGCTGCTTAGGACAATGGGAATAACAAATGCCATACCAGTGTTCCTCGATGAATACAAGCCACAAGAAATGCAACGTGACCTTGCTAATAACCTACATAATAAGCTGAGATCGAACTATATGGGTGAGGTAGAGATGAAGGGCAGGGCTTCGTTAGACAGCGTTCAATTCAAGTCGACATCTCCGCTGGTATTAGCTGGAGAAGCATTGCCATCGGAAGTAATGGACGCATTCTCAGAGAGAATGATAACTGCCAACCCATCTAAGGAAGAAATACATAACACAGTAGCAAAGAAAGCGTTCGGAATACTAAGCAAGACACCGTTATATATAATGGCGTTTTATTACTACAAATATGTGTTGAATTGCCCATTCGATATGCTATGGGAAGAGGCGAGAGCTCACTACGTAGCGGTGATGGGTGAGTATGCATTGCCGAACAGAATAGAGCACAATTATATAGTAGCAACCTTCGGCGCGCTGTCATTTCAGCACTTCATGGAACAACTCGGGTTTCCAGTAGAGATACCATCATTCATACCACTGTATGAAGGGATAGAGAGAGACTTGCTAGGCAAGGAGATGCGTGCTCGCACAGCAGCTGACAAATTCATCGACGCGTTCGCAAATATGGCCTCGATAGGCATACTTGAGGCAAATAAACACTATGCAGTCATAAGAATGGATGGCAACCTTATGGTAGGGTTGAACTTCAAGGCATGCTACTTCGAATTCTCATCTTATATGAACAAAACAGGAACAGGCTTCGAGGTTCCGTCGATGATGAACATAAGACGGTCGTTCGAGGAAGTGAAAGTCAAAACGGGAGGAGAAGGATATGTACATCACACAAGTATGAAACTAAAAATCAAAGGAAGAGTGACAAGTTGTGTTGTGATTGATTGGGATGCGGCGGAGAAGATGCTTAACGTGCCGGGGATGCCGGACGATAGATCTAACACGTATTACGAAGAGAATGGATCACAATACACTACTGAAGTAGAGGGATAATAAAATGACTATACCAACCGGATTCAAATTCAAAACAGTCGCAAGTATCGTCAACGAAATCATCAGAAATCTAGGCGAATGGGCTGAGATGGACTTCTTGGAGATACATCCACTAAATAGTATACTGTGTTTGAGATGCTCAGTATGCGACGAAGCAGTACCACTCACAGAAGTGGAGATGATGTGTGTTTCAATGGAAGATTTAGGCGTAGTGGAGCACCCTACTACCGTCGGCCTGAACGGAGTCAGAGTCGCAGAGAACACAATCATTATGTGCAAGGAATGCATGAAACTGGAGAAGAATGGCGACGATTGGACTGATGTAGAGGAGGTGGAATGAGCACACCAATACCAGATAGGTTGCCGAACGAGACTTTCGTACGACATTGCGCAGGTATACCATATCAGCCGTGGGATTCAGCTTATAGCGTATTAGGGGAATATTACAGAGCTATATTAGATAGGGGTAAATCGAATGGGTTACGAGTAAATCCTGATATAATAAAAACGCTAAAGAAGCCACAGGATTACGGAAGCCATGCGCTTAGAATGATGGAAGAGATGTCTGGCGGAGCAATACTTATTGACGACGACAGGGTCGATGGCAATGATCTAATGAGAGCAATTCAAACTATAACACTGGATTCTGGCATATACAAAAGCGAAGTCGACTATCATATGGCAATGACAGAGATGGTAAACTGCTACAATCACTGGAAATGTGGATGGAAAACGTATGTAGTGGAAAGGGATTTAGCTATAATATTAGACGATATGAGGCTATCATCCAACCCACTAGACATCTATATACCATTTCACACAATAAATATCATACCGCCTAGGAAAACAATATTTCTACCGGGTGGTAACGAGCCTGTTGTAAGCATACAAGTGTCATATCACAAAAGATACAATGAGTCAACTCGTAGAATGGCCATGATATTATACGGAGAGAAGGCAGATGGATATTGGCCTAACGTATGGGGTACGATCCAAGACCCAAAAGCTTTTAGCAGACCACTATGCACTGATAATGATATTGATATACTTGTAAACTCAGGCGGCGCAGATAAAGCTAGAGACGAGATAATATCATTCATGCGTGACAGGTTTTTATGGGTTATTAAACTGTTGCTATACACAACATCTCAGAATTCAGATGTGAAAGATGACACTCTTTACAAGAAAAGAAAAGTATCGAAAAAGGTTAGGGAAGCATTGTCTAAAACAAGTAAGCCTACGAAATATGTGGTAGGAAGCACGATAACACTACCAAGAATCACATCTGCCAAGCCAGTATACAATGGATCGAAATGGAAACTGGATCACAAGGTGTATGTATCCGCTCATTTCAGGAGACAGCATACAAAGAAAGGTATTGTTGTTAAATTTATCGATGCGTATTACAAGGGGCCAAAAGACGGAGCGAAATCAGTTACTAAATTCATAGCACGGCTAAAGTAGTTGACGGGCGGGGACAAATAGCAGCGCCCCCGCCCTTAATGCTGTTAAGTAGACGTTCCGTTCTCTTTGGTTATTCTTTCGTGTACATCACCGATCTTCCTGCGTGTTTCAACGCTGCTACGCCACCTTGAAGCCCAATATGTACCGCCGCAACCAGTTACCAAGACCAGCAGACTCTTGAGCCAGTCAATTCCTCGGTCAGGTGCCGCCACTTTCATGTCTTTCCCAGCTTTTCTATCCTCATTGAGCAATTTTGCCTGATTAGCTGTTGATTTAAGTATCTCTTTAATCAAGGCAATCGTTACTTCCTCGCCGCTCAACTTTCCATCCTTGTTTTTATCGTTTAATCTCTCCCATTCCTCTTTCGTGATGTATTCATCGGGCTTTCGGCCTGCATTCAGCGCGACCTCGAACGATTCCTTCGTATTGTCGACAATTTTATCGACGAAATCAAGTGGAATCTTCCCGCTAAGTCCGTCGACTTTTTTATCGAGCTTTTTGATTCCTTCGCCCAGCTTTTCGAGCGCCTTGTCGACAACAAAATCTGTTGCTTTGCGCTCGAAATAGCTACACCCACTAGCAATCGATATTACCGCCAGCATCAGCACGCTTACACACATCTTCCTCATTATTCGCCTCGCTTCCTTGCTTTGTCTTCGCGGTATGCTTGACTTGGCCTTGATGTGACCTTAAGACTCCACTACCACCGCAAATACGGCAATGAATCGCGGTCCCACCTAAAACCCTTCCTGTCCCATGACATATGGGGCACTCAGACGCGCTACTTTTTGTCTTTCCCACCATTTTTCGGGCATTTTCCATTGATCGGTCCTTTGTCTTTGTTCCTGCGACCACCACCATTTTGACCTTTGTCCTTACCGGACCCATCACGCTTGCCATTCCCGCCATCTTTCCTTTTCTTACCCATTTTATGCCTCTCCTTCTATATCTACGTCGAATTCGTAGTAACCATTACTACCTGTCTTCAACGCAGTGACTGTAAACGTTTTCGCATTGGATGAAACACCGAATGTATCAACACCAGACGATGAATTCTCTGTGATTGAGACCGTCGGGGCAGTAGACTCCTTCGGGGTAGCGTACGGCCTGCATATAGTGACCGTGGCACCCACTATTTGGTACCCACTAGACGTTATATTCTGCTTCTCGTAGTATCGCTGGCATCTTGTTAGATCATTGGCTGGAGGAATGTCTGAGAATGTAATCCCAGCTGGGTAATTACCTGTGAGCGCGCTGATATTGTCGAAATAAGCATTGCTGGTAGCACCACTCGGGGTTGCTGTAGCTACGAGCCTGAAATAGATGCTAGTCACGTCGGTAGGTACAATCTCAGTCATCAACGCAGACTTTCTTTCCCACGTATTGATGGTAGAAGGTGCGTCGGAGTTATAATATGCAGTCCCGGCAGCGGTAGAGACTACGACGATACCGAAATAGTCGTTCACTGAGATGTCATCGGCATAAATATCACCTGACATCGATATATATTTGCCAGCGAACACTTCTGGCTCCTCTATGAGCTGCTGTATAACAGTGTTTCCGCTACCAGTGGACGCTATCTTCATGGCGTACGCGCTGTTGTTAGTAATCGAAGCTTCTCTCGACACAGTAACTGCGACGGGGCCTGAAGAAAGAACAGCCCAACGATCTGCGGTAACGGTTGTGGCAACGGCGGCACACGAAGTTGTTTTTTCCCATATGTTTATGCTTCCGTTGTCAACTAGGTTGACCTTGTTCTGTTCTATCTTCTCGTCGTCGACTCCACCAGCATCAACCCATGCAACGGCTGTCCCACCGAGGAGAAATTCGATGCGACTTTCCGTGGGATTGTACCTGATGGCAGCTGTCCCGGCCCCGCCGCTAAGGTCTAGCAGGTAATTGCTTTCCAGATTGATGTTCCCACTGCTATACAACACCAGTTCTTCCCACAAAGACCCTGTGAAGTGGTATATCTTACGCGTGGTAGTGTTGAAGAACAGCACACCCTGCACGGGTGAGGTCGGATAAGTGGTGCCGCTGTTGTTGGAGAACAGGCTGTTGAAATTATGTCTGATCTCAGCTGACACAGGCTTAGTGTTGTCAGCAGGCTTGGTACTATCGAATAATTGCATGGTCTATACCTCTGCTTCTACGTCTATATCAAAACTAAAGAAACCAGTAGTTGAATCTTTAACAGCTGACACCTCATATCCAGAAGCTACCGATGCAAAGGAGAATGGGTCAGATCTCCACACATCCATTAGCGAAAGAGAGCATGTTCCACCTATTATAAATAAAACATCATTATGCGCTACTAAAGTACCGTCGTATCTTGCATCAAATCCTGCAGAGCTGGTTAGCTCAGTCCACGCTGTACCGTCTGATGTACGCCATACGTCATTTAGATTATGGCCTGAGCCGTCATAATAGTAGCCTGTAGAAAGATACATATATGAATCAATAACACATGTCTTATTCCCTGCTCTTGTGTGCCACCCTGGCGAAGCTGTTTCAAGCACCCATGTTTGCCCGCCTGCCGAAGAGTTTACAGTGTCGTCCTGCCCCCTAGTGTATCCGCCCATTACCCACATTTTGCCTATGAACGTTTCGGCTGCATGAAATCGTCTTGCTGTAAAACCGTCGGCAGCTCCGCTTGCTCTGACCTGCGTCCACGTTTGCCCATCTATAGATGAGTAGACATAATTTCTATTAGCAGTATCGTAACCACCTATAACCCACATCTTGCCATCAAATACAACAGATGCGTGATACTTGCATGCGATAAATCCATCAGCGTCTCCATCTGCCCTGGCCTGCGTCCATGTGTTTCCATCTGTAGAGCTGTAGACAGAGTTATCTACAGACCCATCATTACCACCTATGACCCACATCTTGCCATCGAACGACAACATAGTGTGCCCTTCTCTGGCTGTCCACGCAGCAGCCCCTGTAGTCTGTGTCCAGTAAATACCGTCCTCGGAGCTGTATACATCATTTTTCCTTGCACTACTATCGAGTCCGCCTGCGAACCACATCTTATCATCATATGACACAGATGTATGACGACGCCTGTCTGGTATAACATCGCTTCTTAGCTCTGTCCACGAATCGCCGAATAGCAACCCATCGACGTTGTTAATCACGCAGCTCATTCTTGGTCTTGATACTTTGTGTGTTGAAAATGAATTAGATAACGACACAGATGTACCAGCTAACTGATACCCGCTAAACGATATTTGTTGTTTTTCATAGAATCGCCCTGCTCTAGCAATGTCTATGGCAGGAGGCGTGGAAGAAAAAGACATACCAGAAGTATAGGTAGACGTAAGCGCCATGATATTGTCAAAGTAAACATGTTTAACTCCGTCGGCTGGCGTAACGCCGCTCACAAGACAGAACGCTACACTTGATATGTCACTCGGTACAATAGCTGTCGTCTTTGCTGTAATACGTTCCCATGCAGATGCTGCGACTGGTACGCCTGACAGATAATGAGTGGTGCCTGATGGCGTTACAACCTGTATGTCTAATTTATCCCCTGTCGTTATATCACTTGAGTAGACATCGCCTGACATTGTTAGATTCTTGCCGATCAACCGTTTTGGATCGTCAATAGATTGTCCTACAACAACCTCCCCAGTGCCTGACAGCTGTACATGCATAGATGTTGAGCTATTGTGTGTAACAGATACTTCCTTGCTTATTGTAGATAGAGCCACCTGAGTAGACTGCACACTCCATCTGTCAGCGGTCAGTGTTGATGTAGCGACAGGTACGGTAGTAGCTTTCTCCCATATATTCATCCCACCATTATCGATTAGATTCAATCTTCCGTAGACATCATTCGAATCATCGACCCCGTTAGTGTTTATTCTTACCTCTCGCGATCCAGCGATCCAAAACTCCAGTGTATTATCTGTTGAATTATGCTTTATCTCAGTGGTATCGTCACCATCAACAAGATTTAACGATGAATCGCTTGTGATGTTGATGTCGCCACTCTGTACGCGCACTACCTCAAGCCAATTCGTCCCACCGAAAACAGATCTTTCATTGGTATCTGCGTCATGGAACCATACGCCAGCTGTAGTGGTAACGATAGTGGTAGACGCAACATTAGATGTATACAGAGCATCGAAGTTAGTTCTCAGCTCAGCGTCGTCGCCAGTGGGAGTTGGTACAGCAGCATCGTATCCAGTTGACATTTAATCGTCCTCGTTAAATTCATTGAACTCGAATTTTCCTGGTTCCATTATACGCTGTTTCTCATCTCCGAACAACCACTGAAATTTCCATGCGTATACGCCAGCGTATCCAATTACACGACACCCGAACCCAGCAGTTACGTTGGCAAGCCGTATGGCAAGCATCTTTCCTTCTGCATGACTAAATGTATGGCATGACTGAAGGTGTACCTCGCAGCCAGGGGTTGAATGCTCTCGTATGAAATTTAGATCTTGACGATATAGCTCGCTAACGCTATTAAAGTCGAGTGACGATCCATTTATCAATACGGAGCCTCTAATACCGTGACCCCAGACCTGTATAGATTTTATGCTGCATTTATTTTCATCTACGTATTTTTTTATCTTCGCAAACGCGTCTAGCCATGATTCAGAAGGTATTGATACAGACTTAGAGAATAAAGACGCAAGCCCCCAGCATAGAGTGTACGGTATAAGCTTCTGCTTCCAGTTAGCAGACTTCGGGTTCAAATCATATATTGTAAATGATTTTTCCATTCCTAATATCCCTTCGCATCATACACTGCAGTGCCGTCAGTCAACTTATTTGCAAACCACATATCGTTTGTATCGTCACCATCTACATTCCTTCCGCCGAACCTCCATAGTAGATCTAAAAAAACTTGATATCCTCCATGTGTTCTAATCGGCATTGGTGATGGATCGATTACCTTTAACCATGTAACGCAGTCCTCAGAATTCCAAACATCATTTATTGCAGCTCCATTCCAGCCGCCTACAATCCAAATTTTCTCGTCTAACAAAGCTGTTGTTATGTGTCCACGGGCACTCCATTGAGCATCCTTTATCTGCGTCCATGAAACTCCGTCATCAGAATGCCAAACTTCATTTAACCAAGTGGTACCCCCTGAAATGCCGCCGAAAAGCCACATCTTCCCGAGAAAAACAATAACCGAATGGAATCTGCATTTGGTAAAGCCAAAAGCAGCATTGTTTGCCCTTACCTCTGTCCAGGTATCCCCATCTATAGAGGAGAAGACCGAGTTCTCGAAACCAGCGCCATCAGCTCTCCACCCACCTATCACCCACATCTTTCCGTTGTACACAACTGAGGCGTGACCTGCTCGAGTTCCGAAGTTGCAGCTATTGTTTTCTATTGTCCACACATCACCGCTACCAGAATAAGACCAACACTCGTTCTCGTAAGCAGATCCCGTGAAGCCGCCTATTGCATATATTTTATCGCTGTATGCCAGCATTGTGTGATCGTACACAGCTCTATAGGGGGTAGTTAAGGCTGTTTCGGACCAAGAATTACCGTCAGCAGTGCTCCACAAGTCCTGCTTAACAGTTAGACCTGACAAACCTCCTGTCAACCACATTTTCTCTTCAAATACACAGGACTTAGGCTGCATGCGCGCATCGAAACTATTGACATCTCCGTTCTCTATTGTTTCTGTCCATAATTTACCTTTCAACTCTTCTCCATACAATTTTGCCAAGAATTGTGTTGTAGATACACCGCTAACATCTGCAGTTAACGGTCTATCTGTATCAATCGGCGTTAAAGTAATGTCTGGGTTATCATGATACAAGTTGGTGAACGATACAGTAGTTCCGTACTGCCCTGCAACGATAGAAACTTCATCTGATTCCCGCTTTAGAGGTGCGTCAGAGAGGATTGTAAAGCTGTACAATTCGGGCCGCACCCTAACATCCGGCGTCGATAGCCCGACTCTGAACGATACATATCTGCAATTATATGCGTATCCATTCTCGAAATTCTGCCACACAGTTGTTCCGAATACGCCAGTAGTAGACGTAGCGATATGTACATCTACGTCGCTACCGAGTTCATCGCCCCAATTCCAGTTTGGTGTGTCCCACCTAATGTCTCCGTCCCAGAAGTAGATTTGACCTGATGTTTTCGACAGTTTTAATCCGAACCGATAGTTATCAGCAACAGTGAGGTCAATTGCTTCAGTGGCGTATGTGCCTGACGATGTACCAGCGAGAGTAGTGAGAACCCAGTCTGATGTAGTTGCATACGCAGGCGAGGCTGAGAATTCCAACCCATCAAGCACCCCGCTGCGTAGTGTCATCTCATCTCTTGTGTCTATAGTTTTCTGGGTCTCTACCTGCTCTATTGTGATAGATACGCTCTGAGGCGCAGACGACTGATTTCCATTGTTGTCTATAGCAGCAACCCAGTATTTTTTATTACCAGTCCCGCCATACTTTGCGGCGAATGTATTTCCAACTACCTTGGATCGTACTGTAACCGCACTACTCCAATCATCACCTTCTTTTACATGGTAGTTGTTAACATCGAACGCTATGGAATCTTTCCATGAGAAATATATATCGGATCCGTATTGCCCAACGGTAAAGTCTTCCACGTCATCTGGGTTAACACGTTTTCCATACACGTATATTGAAAACATTTCGAGGTTAGCAAGAGATTCTTCTACACCAATAGATGACACGGATGCAACCCTTACTTGGTACTCAGTTTCAGCTGCGACTACAGGTTCCTTTATGCTGAGATACCCATCCGATGAGGAGCCAGCGAAACTCCATGAGGCGCCTGCGTCTGAGCTGATATATACATTTCCTTTGCTCCACCACCCAAGCGACGATCCAGTAAACGGAGGAACGAAGGACACGTCGAGCGATACTTTATATTCTCCTGCCTTAGTTGTCAAAAGGTTCTGCGAAAGCTTTACCATTCCAACTGATGGCGGCAGCGCGTGAGGGTTCGGTGTTCCGGCTGAGTACGGTTTGGACGGCAGTCGTGTTGCGTCGGTGTAGACGTCTTCGTCGTACTCGACACATCTAATAGAGATGTCCTCGACCGAATCCCTGGAGATGAATGCGATTCTGAATAACTTCTTAGTCCATTGTGGTACACTGTGCGTGACTTGGATGACATCGCCTACCTCACATGCTATTGCGTTGATGTTTGTTTTGAATTCGCAGATGATTCGCTGGTACTTCATGCTGCGTATCATGTACCGTGCTTCACGCATCGCTTCATTGTGGCCAGTGATACCAATGATCTGTACTGACTGTTTACGTAGCGGTTCAGGCACACCGTAAGATGGGGTGAGCGAGTCGTCGTCTTGTATGACGTATGTGTCCATATTATAATTCAATGCTTTGTTATTGAACTGGACGTCGAGCATATTGGGAACGTCTTTTATCGGTGTGTATGAGTAAGATAAACTATCAGCGAGTATGTTATCCAACCCGTCTTCTGTATCGTTAAATTCCTGCACAGCTGTAGATGCTTTGTCTACTTTGAGTTTGACGCTTCCACCAGACCACACGACGTAAGACCTACATGTGCCAAGGATGGATGCCAATGCATCCGTAGCACTTTGCGCTGCATCCAATACTATGTTAAGAGTATGTCGCCTTTCTTTCCATACAGTTCTACCAGTTCCTTCTGTGTACTCTACCTCCTCGTCGTAATACGCAGCGGCGGCGATGAAAGAAGCTTCGTCGATAGAAGCTTTGCCTACGTAATGCCCAACTCCATACCGCTTGTTCGTTAGCAAATCGTAGATGCACCATGCAGGGTTATCACTCCATTCTGTCACGCCAGTGTTTAGATTGAGCACCTTCAGACCACGTATGGTAGCTGTGATGTTCGGTATCTGTCCATTGAATTGTTTCGTCGGTATCATTCTACAACCAAGTAGGGCTGTGTGCCTATACGCTACATCGTCGAGACGTATCTCTTCTATACTCGCAATACGCAATAGATTTCCATAGTCGGAAGAGCTGGAGTTAGAATACGTAGCTCCATGATAGTAGAATACAGGACGTTCGTTATCGAATGTTATCCTGATATCGTATTGAGCGTTCTCGAGTGACCGAAGGTCGATCTTCCAGAACACAGGCCTGTTGTAGTAGTACCCTTTAACTCTTGTGTCGACAGCTGTATCTAGATCAGCCCACGCCGTAGTAACACCTGTCTTGCGATACTTTACAGTAAACTGAATATCGTTAGGCCCAGTGACTTCTTGGCCATGCTCTCTGCCAGTACGATATATTCCGCTATCAGCCACCATGTTGATGGAGATGGCGTCGACCTTGTCTTTCGTAGTGTAGTCTTGCGTGAGAGCTGATGTGAGATCGCCATCGTCATTGTACCTGTCATTGGTGTCTAGCACAACGTCAAGTTGATTGGTTGCGACTACATCGCTGAAGCCGTCTATGGCTGCCTGTGTCGCTATTCCTTTATGGATCTTATAATCGATTGTAGATGTCATTGTGTTGCTGAAATTCTCTACTGGTGTATCGTTAAACTGTAGACCTGTGATAGCATCTACTTCTCCCTCGCCCAAAGCGATCAGCATGTTAGCAGTATTATTGTACGTAGACTCAATATCTATAGCAGATGACGCGCCACGCCAGAGGTTTGCTTTTCCGTAGTATTGCTGTTTATCTGCGTTGATGTCGAACAATACATAGCTTCCGTCTTGCGCGTGGAACACTCGCTGCACAGGCATCCCATCGTGATTCTCAGCGAGAAGTTTGATACGCATGAATAGATACGGCTTATTACCTGTACCAGTAAGAGTGATGCGTTGCGTAGTCACACACCCAAACGCATGTCCAGGCTGAGATATATTAGAGTTGCTCGGTATCACAATCTGAGTGCCGGAGTAATCTGTCTCAGCGTAGTAGTTGTACGTTACCATGATATTCTCATTCTGCATCACGGTTCGTATGTAATATGTGTCTACGCTTACCTTGCCAAGCGTCTCATCTATTATCCACGTATCTCTTGTGCTATTGTCCCAGTATGTATACGTGTCAGGTAGCTCATGGATTCCGCCGAATGAATCGGTATAGAATACTTTTGTTTGATCAGCCACCAGTCGTTGATACTCGGTGTAGTACGCTATGTATCTAGCGCCTTCTGAATCCCATGATTTTCCTTGGCCTCGTATGTTTTCTTTCTCGATATGCTGTGTTAGTGTCTGACCCCATACAACTCCGTCGCCTATCCCAGGGAACTCGGAACTGTCTCGGAATACGTGCTTCACTTCATACGGTATGAAGTCTTCCACGGTGTACGCGTACCTGTATCCCCCATCTGGGTTCTTCTCTCTGCGTTTACTTCCCCAGCAGAATACCGGAAATTCCATATCTAATTCGAACGGTGTATTCGCGCCAGCTATGCCACTCACATCGTCGATCCTTATGTAATTGGTATAGTCAGTCGGATATGATGTGTGTTGCGTGATTCCGTCAGTTACGTCTACCCACTCGCGCCACAGCTGTGCATTGCTGTTATCGATATCCTGCTGTATGATGTTGCCGCCGACTCGATGCTCACCGTAGATGATAGGCACCGGAGCATTGGCCTTAGCATAAGACTGGATACCACTGTAACTATACACACCTGACTCGTCAGGCTGGTTGAGACGTTTCTCTGCCTGTCGCTGCTCCTTGGCCTGCTTCGCACCCTGTTTGTAGCCGAGGTACGCAAACCCAAGCGCGATAGGAAGTATAAACGGTACACCAGCTGAAAGAGAAAGCATACCTTTCAATGAGGCGGCCATTGCGTATCCGCCGACAGCGCCTTGTGCGGCTCCGCCAGCTCTTGGATTACTACCTGACATATCGTAACTCTCTCACTATTCTTTCATCCCAATAGCCCACGAGAGGCTCAATGATAACGCCAAAAGAACGAGAAGCGTGGATGAATGTCTCACCGCTAAGACGTATGCCAAGGTGAGTATCGTTATGCTCGTGAATATGGAACACGATAACGTTACCAACCATTTTCGATTCCGTTTTCGCAAAACCCATTTCCTTAGAAGCTGAATGTACCGTAGGCCTGTTATCTGTGCTGTGTGCGTATTGCACAGGCCATGTGTCTATACCGCAAGCCTCACAAAACATACGTACCAGCCCGAAGCAATCTGCTCCATCTCTGGAGCATCCACTAGGCTTGTACGGTATACCTACAAGTGATCCAGCTATCCTATCAAAAACGGATAGTCGTGCTTTTCGGCGGAATCCCAGGGAAACCTCCGAAGTTAATTGTTCTGCCATGTGCTCTGCATCCCATCTCGCCGTCCAATGTCCTGTCGCAGATATCCAGCGGTCCAGTGTACCCACAGTCTGTGCTTTTATAAACCCACGGGCATACGTTACGGCTGAACCTACGCCCTGGTATCTGCACTTCAAGTATATCCATCTTCGATGTTAAAGTAAACAATGCACTTGCCTGTGTGACTGTAATATCGCTGATGTAAAACACTTCGTCGATGAAAGATCCATCTGATAACGCGTCGGCGAATACAATCATAACGTGTACTGGATTGCCTCGCATGTCATAGTTCGCTATGTATGCGCTCATCTCTCTCGATACGTTAGAGAGCGTAACAGACATGCTGCTTATCGTTCCGTCATTTGACGAGGATATCTCGCTTCGCATAGCAGGGAACGCAGTGTACGTGGTAGTGCTGCCAGTTGGGAACACTACATCAGCGTCATACTCTGCGAGGTACAATATAATATCTGACGCTTCCTCGTTCGAAGCCTCAGTTATAGGATACCCTTCACGCACAGTTACTTGAAACAGAGTGATTGGCCTGTTCTTCGAAGCCTCTGCCTGAGTTTCAAACGCAGTGTTTAGATCTCGCATCTACTTATCCTCTGTCAATTCTAACGACAAGCTGAAAACTTTGCTGCCTGCTTTAAGGTCCACCGCAGGGAATGTATCGCTAGCGAATGTGACTTTGAAATAATATTGATACGTTGCTGTGACAGCGACACCAACGCTCGGTGCTGTAACGAATGTCACTAACCCTGTGTTGACATTCAACGAATAGTCTGTAGTTTCTGTCTGTGCTACTGAGTTGAGATAGACGGTGTAGGAACCAGCAACGATATACTTTTTATCTAGGTTAAATGTAAGAGTAGAATCGTCACCAGTCCCTACTGACTCGTCTGTTATTTGGTAATCTCTGCGAGATAGATAATAGAATGGATCGTAAGAGCCAAGCCTCGCAAGGAAGAATGTCTGCAACGTAAGAACCTGCGTGTGTAGCAACGTATCCCATGATAACGAAAAGCTGTATCGTGGCGTACTCCACTTTGAACGTCGCTGCGTAGTGCCGGATTCACCCTCTGAGATTAACGTCTTAAATCCAGGTGTAATATTTTCTACGTCGGCATGCTCCGGCGTAGTAGTTGTACTTGTCGCTGCATATGGAAATATTTCTGCCATTAGAATTTACCTCTCAACGCTGCTCTTGCCGATCCGTTCCTTGTTACGTTTCTGACTAAAGAGTTGACGACAATGGATTCGTCGGCTGCTATGCCAAGCCTTGTAATCTCTTTCGGGTCCGCCAAATTGATAACTGTTATCTTCGGTTGTCGCATGAGCTCGAGCCCTGAGGTAACGTTCCCACCAGGTATATCCTGGCCTATCTGAGCTATGTTGCCGATAGATGGCGTAGACCCACCACTTGGTGGGGCGCCGACGAACGTGCTGAACAATGCATTTTGTATGCCCATCTTCACGAACATTTTCAACGTCTGTTTCGCTAAGTCCATCATCATCTGCTCTATCTCTATCTTCGCGCCGAACATTGCATCGACGAAGCTGTCTCCGATTTGTGTGAACGCGCTATCAAACGTTGTTACGATAGCCTCGCCCAATGTCTCGTTCATGTTTCTCATCTTATCCGACGCAGCTTTCCATTGCTCTGTTGCGGCCCAGAAGATACCACGTTCTGAGCCTGACATTGCTTTGAGCTGGCCGTATAGTATTCTGTTCTGCTCTATAACTACTGTTTGCTGTGTTATCGCATTCTGTAGGTCAAGCTTACCTTTCCCAGCAGGTGCTTTATCAAGATCGAGGTACATCTTATCGAGATTCAAGAGGTCGGCGTTGACTTCTTTGTCGAGTCCCTTTAACATCGATCCAGTCTTTCCACCTTTTTGCTTAATTCCAAGAGCTATAAGCCGAGCATCTAGTCTGTCGACAGCCTTGTCTGCTACGCCTGTTGCTCTGATTGCTGCCTTCGCCGCGAACTCTTCCAGCGCAGCAGCAGCGTTCTTCGCTTTGTTGACCAATTTATCCATCTTGGTACCTATCTTATCCCTGTCTGTGCCCTCGATGTCAGCGAGTTTACCACCGAGAGTTACGTACAAATCTTTCGTAGCTTTCAATGTGCCTTTCATCTTCTCTATGGCGGTGGCGATGTGAGTTTTCCCTGCCCCTCGTTCAAAACTTTCCTGCCTCTTCTCCATCTTTGTTATATCTGACATGTATCTACCGATATCGGATAGAACAGCAAGCCGCGCCGAGTCCGCGCCGATCTTCGTTAGGCTCCTGCTGGCAGTAAGCAGGCGACGTGCAAACTTATCGACGCTTCTATTAGCTATGTTCATCGCCTTCACTGCGTAGTCGCCTGATATTTTATCCCATACTACAGTTCCAGCTTTGCCAGCTGCGTCTAATTTGACTTTTATCATATCCATGATATCTGCAAAGCCGCTCATCTTTTTGCCGGATTCGATGATACCCATTTCTTCGGGCAATAGTCTTAGCGCATTCATATATCCAGCTTCAGCTATTTTCATTTCAGCTTTACGCGCTCTTATTATGTTGTCTAATTTCACAATCAGCGCTGGTTTAGTTGCCCTTCCTACAATTTGGCCAATCTCGTTATCAACCTTCATCATCGTTTTCTTTGTTTTAGCTACCTGATATTTTATAAATGCATCCCATTCATCAGTTGCTTTTGCTGTGTCCAGCTCTACTTGGATTTCTAAAGATTTAACCTCACCCGCATGAGGGTCTATTATATTGGAATATTTTTTTATTTGGTTTCTTACCTTTATGATAGCTAGCTTTAGCTCTGTATCACCTGTTATGGCTTCAACCCATTGCGATGTTGTATGCTTACTACCACCGTAATACGGGCCAGCTGCAATCTCACGCATCTTCTTCATCCTTGCCTCAAGCTCTACTAACTTTTTCTCCCATAGCGCAGACTCTTGTTTCGCGCGCTGTATGTCAAACCCTTGCTCTCTCTTCTTTGCGTCTAGAAGTAAATTTGAGTTCTTTAGAGCTGTGTCTGTAAATTTCTTTAACCTATCTTGCTGCTCGTCCCATACTTTGCTATTATACATTTGGCCGACAACTGTTGCATCTTCTATTTTTTCGCGCATCTTATCCCATGCTTCGGTAGTAAGGCCTAAGGCGCGTCTCATAACAGCTGCCTTGTTGGCTGTTTTTTCGAACTCTGATATAGCTTGAGACATATCAATCTTGCCAAATGTTTCATCTAGCTCACGCCATAGCCCAAGAACGCTCTTCTCGTCTGAAACTTCATTCTTTGCAAATCCTGATACGATCTTTACCAACTCGTGTCTTGCTTCGTTCTGCTTTTTCATTGAATCTACAATTTTTTTCTCAGCTTCTACAACATCAGGCTTCTTCGTTAATCCAATAAAATCAGTGATGTTGAATGCAGAATTTTCTGAAAATCCTAACCCCATCAGCGCTTGCTTCCACCTCCCACCTTGGCCCTCTTTCCCAGATGTGAGAGCTTCTAGCTCAGTCCCGATCTTAAATCCTGCTACCGCAGAAGCTATAACGGCAATAGCCTGCCCAGTTGTTTTTAATGCCATGTTCATAAAACCTAGCCTCACTGTTACAGCAGTAATGGCTCTACCGTAAAACGTCGTAGTCGTAGTTGCGGCTACGTTAGCAACAGATGAAGCAGCAGTCGCTGAAGCCAAGGCCTTAAATGCATTAACAGCTAACATGATAGGCACTTTTATGGCAAATATAATAGCTGTTAATGAGATAGCTGTAGTTATAAATCTTGCGGCCCACGACGGTATAAGCTTTACAAAGCTCTTAGCTGTGTCAAAGAGTATCTCTATCAACCCAAGTACTGGCTGTAAAGACTTGAATACTTCTCGACTCATATTTTTTAGTGTCTCACGAAGCCTGCCAATCGTAGCTTCGGCAGACTTTAATCTATTGGCCTCCAAGAATCCAGGTAACTCCTTCATACCTTTTATACCTTTCACTTCTTTCATCACTTGCGCCATCTGATTCATTACAGGGAACAGGCCTGCAAGCGATCTAATTGATCCGAACAACTGAGCTTGCATAGATGCCGGGAGCTTTGACATCTGCTCCATTGCTTTCATTAACCCGTTGTTCTTTATCCATTCCGGTGTAAACTCTAAGGTAAACCACGAGAATGAATCTCTCAACTGTTTCGACAGCTTCTTTGTCTCTCCTGAAACCTTCCCAAAGAAGGTGCTAAACATTCGGCGCATCGCCGTCGCTACGCGTGTAGCGTTTAGACCCTCGCGAGATATCGCGGCGTAGATAGCAAGAGTATCTGACATCTGGATATTTGCACTATGGGCAAACGATGCGAATGTTCCAAAAGACTTAGCGAGGTCAGACATTGTCCCTCGCCCAAACCGTACGGTCTTATAAAACTTAGCGATTACCTCCTCAGACTTACCCATCCATTCTGGAAACGCTTTCATTGCTGTCAACGTTGCTTTCATTAAATCATTTGACTCAGTAAACGTAGCAAACGCGCCCTTGGTAACATTCTCCATGAGCTTCGGGATTCGCTCTGGGTTTACTTGCGCAGACAATGCATCGTATGCAGCTTCACCGAGCTTGGGAAGCTCTGCCCCATACGTAGCAGCTAGTTTCATGATTTCTTTTCTATATGCAGGTATCTTATTCTGAGAATTTTCGTCAAGCATCGTACCTATCTTAAGCATCACAGATTCAGCTTCAACGGCTGGAGCTGTGATTCGCTTGAATGTACCGACAAGCATAACCATCTGGAATGTCGCATACGCAATCTGTTTCCCAAATTTAACCATTCGCGCTGACGCTGTTGCTGTACGTTCTGACTCTTTGGCTATAGCTCTGTTTACTTTCTCCAGCTCAACGTGCATCTTTTCGTAACTGTCTGTAACAGGAACTACTGCGCCCTCACGCATGGCTCTCAGTATCCTATTAAGATGGTAAGCCTTCTGCTCGAGATCAACCATTGACCCCTTCACACTCTTCGCACCTTTTCCCATTGCCTGAAGGGCTGACGCAGATGCTGTGGCCGCAGTCTTTAACTGTTTGAGTCGCTTCTCGAACGGGGTAAGAGTTTTCTTTCCACCGTCACCGATAGGACTACTTTTTATCCCTTTGCTTACCTTGGCAAATGCTGAGTTAATATGCTTGGCGAACGACTCGGCAGTCTTATCTGTGATCAGAAGTTGTGCGTTGAAAGTCTTTAGAACTTCAGTTGCTTTGGTAAGGTTGAGGTCGAATTTTGTTACATCCAACACCATCATACCATCAAAAGCTTGTCCAGAATCGGCCATCTGATTATTCCTTTATCTCTTTTGCTCCAAAGTTTCTCAAGAATCTCTCCGAAGCACGAGCATCAGTTGTCATACTGCCATCTGTACTTGCTTTTTTGTCATCGTCTGGCGTGCCGCCGATTAACGCTCCCCAGCGCATGAAGTCTTTTATCTTTGATTTCTTTATTCCGGTCCCGATAATAAGAATCTGTTCTCGAGACATCTCTGCCAAGTGTTCGAATCGATAGCTCGAATTTGCTATGATCTCACCGACTGCATCGCCGATAAGCATAGGCTCTACTTCTTCTCCTTGTCCTTGCCGCCCATCGCTCCCGACATCATCCCCATCCATATGTCGAGCTTGCCGGACATGAAAGGGGCAACCACCTCTTTCATTACTTTCTCGATTATCTCGCTGTTGAGATTCTCGTCTACCCATTCACCGTCTTTGTTTTTGTCTACGATGAAAGCTGCGACGACGACGCTTATACTCTCAGGCATGCGAGAGAAAAGCTCCATGATGCCCATGCGAACTTCTTTGTTGATGCTTTCGATCTTCACTCCTGCTTTCGGAGCCTTCTTGAATACGAGCACACCATCCTTCGCTGTGTACTCCACTCCCTGCGTGCAGATTTGGTTGTCGACGTATAGTACACCGATGACTGTATCCTTCTCCGGTAGATTGTAAGCGAGCTCACCTTCCTTCGCCAACGCGATGGTTATACGCATGCCGTCCATCTCGCTTTTGATCTCTTGGTACAGCGGGCCGATAGCGTGGATGATCTTGCGTTCATCTTTCCATCTCAGGGTACTACGCACTACGAAATCCTTGCCTTCGCAGTCCTTGTAAGTAGTCTCCTTCGGCAACAGCGCGTCGACCTGTTCTTCGTTCTTCTTCTCAAAGTCTGTCATGTTGCTACTCTCCTTTTACAAAAAACACGTGGGCCTTTAGTATCACAGATTGATCGGGCGACCAATACTGATTTTAGTTGACATCTCGGCCTCTATGACAAAGCAAGAAATAGAAAATCTATTTCTGGTAACTCATTTTCCACAGTTCCGCACCTGATCCAAGTGCTGTGCTCGCCCAGCTGGACGTAGAACGCAGCGCCGAGAACGTGTACGGGAATTTGTGAATGTCGTCACCGAACGCGTACTCCATCTCACCCGAAGGAGAGACAGTCCAAATGTCGATTGTTACCGTATAGCCTGCCGGGTTTCGGTGGACGATACGAAGTGAGAGGTTCGTCGGAAGCATTTCTCCGCCGTATGACAAGGTGGTAAGATCCCCGCCTTCATCAGTGACAGTACCAGCACCGAGTGCTTGCTGGAGCGAAGTCAAGTCAAGCTCGAGGCCTGTAAACTCAACTTCAGCGGTATCCTGCGTAATGAATTCCGCAATCTTCTGACGCGGACTTCCCTGGAAAACCTCAATCTTCTCACGACCCATTCGAAAGACACCGCCAGACTCAACGGAACCAACATCTGTAGTCGGTGTAGTACCGACGGTCCCGAGATACAGAATGGCAGGGCCAAAACTGTAGTCACTGGACGAGGTAGTTGGTACATTATAAGCCATTTAAGTTCCTTTCATGTGTAAGAATCAGGATGTGTTCTTAACCAAATTATCCTGACTACACTTGGGACAACAAATTTCTACTGTCCCCCCTGTTACTTTGATAACGCTTTTTTGCTTGATACGCATGGAAACCCATCGGTCACTTGAAAAGGCTAGTGCTGCACCACAACTAATACATCGCCAAATGTCGTTTTTGTTGCGGCCTTGTGTTCCTTTTCTACCACCGACGTGCTTAACCTTGCTACCTTGTTTACTCATACGTCACCCGTACTCTCCAGAGAGATGAGACAGCATACTTGTTATCATGCATCGACTCAATTCCTGGGCCGACTTCGTTGCATACGGCATTGACGCCGCTAGCCTGCAACCTTTGATTCATCAGTAATGGATAGATGAGTTTATATATATCGTGCGCTTCATCGTAGTCTGTTTCAGACCACACCCATAACTGAAGTCTCGTTTCATTAAAATTTGGAGCACCTACTTTCGTTGTGCCTCCTCCGAGTGCAAAGTTCGCACATGGGTATGCCACGCTTGGTTGATCGTCTAACGTGCTAGGGTAGAACCTCTGGTCTATAACAGCCACCACGTCAGAGCTGGCAAGCACTGTATCGTAAATCAATTGTCCTAATGCAACTCGATCTGGTGTCGCCATGTTATTTGAATGTCCCTAGACCTGCCTTTTGTAATGGTACGTTCACTACAATAAGGAATACGTTCCTCACTGCGTCCATCACTGACTTATTTTTTAACACCTCTTTAAGGACTCCGTACCTTGTGTGTAAATTCTCCGAACCGTACTTACCTATGACTGACAATACCTGAGTAGATGCCTGTTCCAAATCTGGCATCGTTACTTCCATCAACATGCTACCCTCCATTGTAACATGAGTATCGAAACTTATCAAGGCCATTAACTCACGAAAAACAGGGCGCCGTGAATTGGAGGAACCTTGGTTGTGTATCCTATACGCAGAATGCCCCAATGCAGACTCAGCATCGCTAGGGAAGTTTTTTCTTTTCTTCGAGTATGGATGATCGAGCTGTCTTAGGGTGGCTTGCGAGTGTCCATCATAAATTCCGATCCAGTTTTTTATGATGTTTAACGCGGCCTCACGGAACCATGGATCCTTCGTAGACTTTTTCACTATCGCTGCGACTGTTTTCATAATCGCACCTCTAGAGATCATCCTTGCAAGGTTGTTTGTCTTTACACGGATTCCGTTTCGGACGTTGGTTCCCATTACACTTTCACCTCAACACCGATCAACTCGTTAAGTCTCGGTATGGTCTGGTCTATACGGTGAGCAGAGAAGTGTGTATCTGGAAGCGACTTTCTTGCAAGGTCAAAGAACGCTCTAGCTCTTTTGAGATGCAGATAAGCAATATCGTTCTTCGGCTGATAGAAGTCAGGGTCCAGCTCCATGGCTTTCATGAACAACGCTTCAGCCGCGTCGAGCTTATCTTCGTTAACGAATTCCAATGCGATGTTGTAGTATGGTATCGCATCTTCTGGGTCGTCTTCTATCGCAAGCCTGTTAAGCTTTCCATACCACCCGATCTTACTGTGATGCCCACCTTCGAGGAATCCGCTGTGTTGTATATTCAACCCCTTTGGTATACGCACCTTGAAATCTACGTTCTTATCTTTCCGTAGATCGCGCAATGATTTATCGAGAGTCTCGTGTACTCTTCGGAAGAACTTAACGCCCTCTCGTCTCTGCCACAACCTTACAACCTCAGACTGGGACGCAACCCCACCGTGCTGATAGTTGATTACGTTGATTAGATACGCATTGATTTGCAAGTCTTCGATCTTGCGACGTATAAGGTCTGGCCTGTCGAAGTTCTCGTCGAAGTCCATCACAAGAATCCAGCGATTCGTCGCATGCTTCAACGCATAGTTGCGGGCCTTGGCAAAGTGGTCACACCATTTGAAATGAACTACCTTGCATCCGAGAGACTCAGCTATCTCGACCGTATTATCCAGTGACCCTGTATCGCAGTACACGAACTCGCTGAACAGTTGCTGGTTCTGGTCCCAGAACTCATAGAACTTATCGCCGATGTCCCGCCCTATCATTACAAGCGAGATCTGATTATCTTCGGTCCACGGAGACATCTTCAATTCAAATTCGTTCACGAGATGGTTGTACGTGGTATCACCAACGAGCAACGGGTTTGGATTCTCATCCAGCTCGTTATAGAAATCGTACTTAGGTTTACATAGCCCGTCGAAATCCCAGTACCCGTAATGCTTCACACGGTACGGTGTCATACGCAAATTGAACGCAGCGAACTCAGGTATGTTACCACAATGCAAACCCTTGTCTGTACCAGCAACGATAGCCTGCATTGGTTCGTTCTTGAACATCCTATATCCGGCAATGACTCCCCATATGCCGTCTGTGCGTACGTTCTCCATTCCGCGCCAGAACGTGTACCAATGAAAACCGTATGCTTTGATGTGAGGATTGTGTGGCTTCATCAAGTCTTGCACCACGCTTCTACTGAATGCATCTTCGAATACTTCATCAGCGTCGATGACTATGATCCAGTCTGGGTCGAATTTCTTTGCCTCATCTATAATCCAGTTCCGATCTCGTCGCTCATCGAACTCTATATCCTGATGTTTGTAAGACAGTACAAAGTCTTTGTACTTCTCCATGGCACACAGCTCTTCTGTTCCATCTGTGGAGCCGTCGTCGAGGATTACAATACCGTCTGCAAAGTCCATCGTACGGTCAAGCATCATCTCCATCTTGGCGAGTATGCCATCTTTCACACGACAACATGCGACAAGCTTCTTGTCTTGCTCGTTTTCCTTATCCCATTTATCGAAGAACATCTGCCGCATACTAAGGCCACGCATACCGTCGCCGAGATTGCCTTCGTCGAATGTCCTGCTACCGAAGTGGAAGATGTATACGGATCGGTCTATCAAGCCAGACCATCCTTTAGCCTGCGCACGTAGGAGGAGATCGTTGTCCTCGAACCCGCCAGGGTGGAATCGTTCGTCGAACAGACCTACATCTTCGAGGCACTCTCTCGTTATCATGAAGCAGAAACCTGAGATGAATCCTGCAAGCTGTGCAGTGACACCCATGTTAAGCTTTCTATGGTATGCCCATTGCTCGTACTGCTCGAAGTCGAAATCGCCGGGAAGAGGCTCGGCCTGTATGCCGCCTACGTAGTTGGATACAGGTCCGATGATACCGAATCTGCGATGCTCTTGTTTTTTCTGTATTGCGTTTAGGTCCATCACGAAATACTCAAGCCATCCTCTGAAAAATTCTACATCGTTGTTTGTCACTACGATGTAATCACCCTTAGCTACCTTCAGCCCGTGATTGCATCCGCCGCCGTATCCTGCGTTCTCTTCGAGATGGATGGTTGTTAACGGAAAGCCGAGGAAATCTTTGTTGTTGCCGCTCTCGATTGATTCGAGAAACTCCTTTGTCCCATCACTTGACCCGTTGTTCACAACGATAACCTCAGTCTCATGCAGTGGAGAGGTATTACGCAGAGACTCTAAGCACATCATTGTATATTTCAACTGGTTAAAGACTGGGATTACTACTGAGTATTTTATACTATTCTCTGTCATGTGTTTGTATCCTAAACTACAAAGTTATCCTCGAGACACTTAAGCTCCTGATGATGCGTGATTCCAGGTCTGCTATAGTATGTCGATACGCGTTCAACGCGGAACGTGTCACCCCCTGTGACAACATAGTCATCGCGCTGAGGTTCGAAGGTGCGAGTTGTGCGGTTGTCGAAGAACAGAAGCATGTCAGCAGTAGGGACTGGCCCTGGTATCCCTGAATAAATACCGCCTTGCATAGGGTTGTCTTCCTTACCACACATCGCAGATCCTCGTAATACAGTCCGTAGTTTGCGGCCCCCTTTCCTTAGAATCATTGTTACTGTTCCGTTAAGGTAAGCTCCCGGCCACACCATCTTAGCTTCGAGTGTCGCCGTGATTATATTCGACATTGTAGCTAACCCGCTTGAGCTTACCGAGAGTATCTGCGATACGGTAGACCCATCATACGTACCTGATAATTCAACCATGCATGACGTAGTGGTTAGGTTCTGATATGTAAGGCGAAACGGCTGATCGTCAGAATAAGATATAGACGTAGCCGTTGTACCGACAGCGCCAGTGTACAGCACATCGGTCTTGTAGTAAAATGCAACTGAAGCGTTTTTGAAAGGCAGCACCATTAGATAGCCATTTTATACATGTCGAGCACTTCTCGCTGTTCAGAGCTTATTGCTACGTCGCCTACTTTATATGTGCGAGCATAGTTGCCCATGCGAATTGATGCGATTGTGGAGTCTGGCAAGCTGTCTAGTTTGTTGAATTTGTCACGTGTCATACTCATGCAGACCCACTTGATTGAGTCTGGAACATCTGTGAACCCGTACTGGTATATGATGTTCGAATTCTTGAACAACACACTTGTGTCCCATGTCTTCATCATCACTATGCCTGCGCCTGCGTCTGATATGTAGTATTTAGTAGCTGTAAATAAAGTACCCTCGTCAGTGATAGACGCTATGCTTATTATCGGGTACTTGGTGCAAACCAATTTTGAATTTGGAACGTCGTTTAAGATCCACTCGTTCTTTGTGTGTTCATGGAAATCAGTACGGCAATACCTTGCTATCCAGTCAGACGTACCACGAATAATGATGTCGTATACATCGTCGTTATCCGTTGACGTGTCCGAGATAAACTCTTTGAATTCCTTTACTGACGCAAGGTATATCCTGCCCATTACTTTCTCCGAGCTTTACTTGCATGTCCAGGTAGGTAGTTAGCCACGCCGGACTTCTCATGGGATGATTTGATCTTTATCTCGCTGCCGCATCCACAGAGGCATGTGTACTCCATGCCTTCTTCTAGCTTGCGTTTCCCGTTAGGAAGATATGTGTACGTGATAACAGCTGCTTTCCAGATTCTGATACATCGACAATCTTAACCTCTTCTATAGGAGGCTCTTTAACGGCGACCGTCTCATTCACTTCGACAACCTCTGTTACTTTTTCAGGCTTCGGAGCCAGTCTCGCTGCCTCAGCCGCCTTGTATTCTTCTGTGATATCGACGAAGTTGATATTCAAAAGATGCATCCTTGCAAAATCATTATTACACTTGGCAATACCTTTGACTACAGTAACATTTTCGTGATATGTTTTTACACACCAGGCTACATGGTCTTCAGCGTTCTGGTAGTCAGGTTCATACCGTAGGATATATTTGTATTCAGACATCTGTGCTGTCTCCATTCCTTATGCTTTGTCGTGTTGAAGCGGAGTGGAGTAGGGAAGCCATGACGCAAGCGACTCGACTTCCCTACTCCGGCAACAGAAAAACAATGTGACCGTAACCTACGAGGTAAGAATACCAGTAAGTTTGGAGCACATGAGCGTGTTTTCCAGTACAAGAACCTGATCGCAATAGATTTCGAACGCGGTGTTCTGCGTTGTAGTCTTTGCCAGCTCCTCATACGTGAGCTTGGTGAGCTCAGAAATCCACGTATACTTCGTGTCGACAATGAACATCGTACTCGCGTTTCCGCCAGTGTTCGCTGTCACTGCGCCACTCGTAAACGTTTGTGTGTCAAGACATCTGGTAGATACGAAAATCGGGATGTTGTTGTACGACATCGTGATGAATCCACCTTTTGTTTCTACAGTACCAACGAAGCGTTGGCTAGCCTGAAGCAATGCGTTAAGCTGTCTACGCACCGCCTTGGACACGATGATCATGTCCGGCAGTCCTGCAGCCTTATCGATAACTTCATCGATTTTGGCGAGTGTGAGAGCTATACCAGTGCTCCCGGTCGTCATGGCTACGGTCTGAGTTGATGTAATCAGGACGTTGAGTCCGTCATACGAGTCTGTGTCGTCGGAATTATCACCCCAGAGTAGGGCCCATTCCTCGAAATCTTTGAAGTCATCTACTCGCCCTTCAATCTCTTTGGCGAGGATCTGACCGTAAGATTTGCCGACGGCTTCGAGCTTCCTTGTTACTGTACCCTTCGCGATGATCGTGCGGAAGGTATATTTAGTCTGCTCGTAAGATGATTTTCTGTTGGTGGGCGTGTCCGTATCAGCTACGAACTCCGCAACAGTGGTGTTTGCAGTACGCATGTTGATGTACTCTGCGTCACCACTTCCTGGTTTACGTGGCAGTTGCTGCCGAATCGGGTTCTTATATTCAACAAGCTGGGCAATGATCTTGTTGATATTCGGCTGCATTAGTTCGCTGCCAGCTGCGCTTATATCAAGCGCCTTACTAAGTTCTGACATCCAATTCCTCCGTGAGGTTAACTGGTCCTGCTGTGATACTGCTGGTGCAACAAAGACGATAGCTCGACTTACTCGCTACGTTCGCGAGCCTCGCAAACCATCGCAAGACGAGTAGAAATATCAGCTTCCTGATACTCTGCTGTCTTTTCCATCTCCGAAAGACCTTTGTCCGCGTCGGCAACGACTTTTGAATCTTCTTCCTTCTTGTCGTCTGCGGTCTTACGCGCATGTACCTGCGGTGTAGCCTTTCCTTTTCTGTTTGGCATAGCTTTCAGAACGAGATTAGTGAGTTTGCTGACAGTTGATTCGAGATCCTTCACGGTCTTACCAAGCACCAGAAGTTCCCCGACTGTCTGTGTCAGTTCATTCACTTTCGATATAGCACCCTTGACGGTTTTCGTGATATCACCTGCAAGCACGTTGACTTCACCGACAGAGCTTTCAACCTCTGTGGTGGTATCAGCGTCAGATGTGGTATCAGCGTCAGGTTCTACGTCAGGTTCGGCATCGGCAACAACATCCGGCTCGTCTGAGTCGTCTGCTGTGTCGGTATCTACTGCATCAGTAGTTGCGCTATCGTCTACTGGCTTCGTCGCTTCCGCAATATCAGCCAGCAAATCGTCCTTCGTTTCTTCGTCACAATCGAGGGCTGCAATTTTCTCTGAGAGAGAAAGCTTTACCTCGTTGTCATCAGAAACACTGTCACCAGTGACAACATCATTTGCCATTCGAACTCCTTCCTTATAACTTTTGGCGATGTAGTAATCTAAGACTTCGGCTTCGACATTACCCGGCACGCTTACAATGGATGTCTCTACAA